TCTGGTGCCGACGGCACTGTGGTTTGAAGCCAACCGTATCCTGAACTCCGTCCAGCAGAACGATACGGCGAACAACGCCATCAACGTCATCAAGGCAACGAATATGTTCCCTGAGGGCGTGAAGGTGAACCACTACTTCAACTCCACGACTGCCTGGTTCATCCGCACGAACGTACCGCGCGGCATGACGTTCTTCTGGCGCGACGAGCCGATGTTCGACAAGGACAACGACTTCGACACCAAGAACGCCAAGGCTGCGATGTACATGCGCTTCTCCGCCGGTTCCACGGACTTCCGTGGCATCTACGGTACGCCTGGCCTGTAAACGCACGAACGTGCGTTGAGACGCGGGTCACCCTGGCAGGTGGCCCGCGATCCTGCATCCAAACCCCATAAGGATCGTCTCCCATGCCGCAAAGAAATCCCACCAGGTTCCCCTCTGGCGTCTCGAACGTCGCTCGCGAGAAGCAGTTCGGCCGCATCCAGGTCTTCGACCCGTCCCGCCACCACGTCTACTGGAACGACTTCGACACCTTTACGGCTGCCGACTGGGTCGTGACCGAAACCCAGGCTGGTGCCACGCAGGCCGTCGCCACCGGTCTTGGTGGCTGGTTCGTGCACACGAACTCGGCAGCCAACGCGGACGTGTCGTCCATCCAGCTCGCGCAGCCTGGCTTCGCGTTCACGGACGGCAAGGCCTTCTGGTGCAAGACCCGCTTCAAGGTCGATGATGCCACCAACGCATCGGTCGCCATTGGCGCGATGATCCTCGACACCTCGCCGATTGCGTCGGCCCCCTCCGAAGGCATCTACTTCGCGAAGGCCGCCGCCGGTACGACGATGATCATGAAGGTGGGCAAGGCCAGCTCGTACACGAACTCCACGACCGTGGGCACGTTCGCGGCCGACACCTTCTACACCGCCGGGTTCCACTGCGAAGGCAAGCAGTTCCTCAGCCCGACGACGGGTGTCAACAGCTACCGCTTCGACATCTTCTTCGGCACGGACGACAACCCGAACCTGGTCACGCGCCTGGAAGTCCCGACGACGAACGTGCCGGTTGGCACGCTCATCACGCCGACGATTGCCCTGCAGAACGGCACGGCGGCGGCGCGCACGATGACGGTGGACTACTTCGGCCTTGGCCAGTCGCGCTTCTAACAAGGAGTGACGCCTCATGGCTGACACCGTAACCACTGCCATCATCGCGAACGGGGCGCGCAACCTCACGGTGAGGTACACGAACTTCAGCGACGGCACCGGGGAATCTGGTATCGTCAAGTTCGACGCCACGAGCACATCGAACGGCTACCTGGGTGTTGCTCCAGGCGTGAACGTGAAGGTGCAATGGATCACCTGGTCTGTGACCGGATCGGCGGCAGTCCGCATCCGGTGGCAGGCCACGGCCGACCAGGACGCCTTCATCGCCAGCTACAACAACACCATCGACTTCACGCCCTTCGGTGGGATGAAGCCGCCGTCGATTGCCGGTGTCACGGGCAGCCTGAAGTTCACGACGCAGGGCTTCGGTGTCGGCTCCGGCTACGACATCATGATCTGCTACGTGAAGGGTGTGCCGCAGACATGACGTATCGTCCTGGCGGGTTCTGGCGCATCTGCGACCGCACCGGTTTCAAGGTGCGGGCCGAGGATACGCAGGAGGAGTGGAACGGCCTCATCGTCGCGAAGAGCGTCTATGAGGCACGCCACCCCCAGGACTTCGTCAAGGGCCGCGTCGACCAGCAAGCAGTCAGGGGAGCCAGACCTCGTCCAGGGGACCTGGCTCCCTCCATGCCATACGTCCTGGAGTCCGAAACCGACGGTGACGGCCTCCTGCAGGACGAGAACGATTCAGCCCTCCTGGTAGGTTAAACATGGCCAAGCTCTCCTCCTTCTCGGCTGCAGCCAACCTGGTGGGAGCGCTTCTGCCGATCCTCCAGGGCGGCACCAACAAGAACCTCTCAATCTCGTCCCTGTTTTTGACCGGCAGCTCGGTGATCAACTTCGCCAGCGTCGCGGACAATGCAGTGTCGGCGACCTCGAACGTGTCGGTGACCGGAGCTGTAGCGGGGGACTTCGTCATCGGCGTATCCGCCAGCGGAGACATCGACACGACCAATGGCATCAGCCTGCATGGCTCGGTGACGGCCGCCGACACCGTCGGCGTGTTCCTGATCAACGACAGCGGCTCGCCGTTCGACGCAGCCAGCCAGACCATCCGGGTCCTGGTCATTCCGAAAGCGGTGCTCGGCCTATGACAAGCTCCGGCGTAGCCACCCTCAACCCATCGATGCTGTCGATCCTGACGACGGCCTTCTTCAAGGCTGGCATCATCCGCGACGACGAGGTCATCGGGGCCGACAAGCGGGCAATGGGACTCACGATCCTCAACGAGATGATCAAGAGCTGGCAGGCCCAGAACATCCGCGTGTGGACCGAGGAGGAGGCAATCCTGTTCCTCAGCCCCAACCAGTACCACTACCGGCTCGGCCTGACCGGCGACCACGCCACGGACGCCTGGGCGTACCTGGAGACGGAGGCGACCGCTGCCTCCGCGGCTGCGGCCACGACGATCACGGTGTCCTCGACCACGAAGCTCGACGGCACGACGCTGGCGATTGGCGACAACATCGGCGTCGAGGTCACCGGAGACGACGTCGAGTGGACGACGGTGGCGAACGTCGCTGGCCTGGTCGTCACCCTGACGGATGCCCTGACCGTCGCGAACTATGTCGGGGCGAAGGTCTTCGGCTACACGTCCAAGATCATCCGGCCGCTGAAGGTCAGCCGCGCCTCGTCGGTCCAGTTCAACTCCGCAGGGGCAACGGTCACCGAGACCCCGATGCGCGTCTACTCCCGCCAGGAGTACATGGACCTGCCCACCAAGACGAACACCGGCAACCCCAACATCATCTTCTATTCGCCGAAGCTGCCGTTGGGCGAGGTGTTCATCTGGCCTGCGGCCGAGGACCCCGACACTGCGATCCGCTTCACCTACTCCAGGCCGATCTTCGACTTCGTGGCGAACAGCGACACGGCGGACTTCCCACAGGAGTGGCAGGAGGCGTTGACCAGCGGCCTGGCCCTGCGCCTCGCCCAGGCCTACCAGGCCCCTGCGACCCGCATTCAGGTCCTGGAAGGCCTTGCGACGGCGACGGCCCAGATACTGATCTCCTGGGACCGCGAGCCCGAATCCATCAGCTTTGTTCCAGACCTGGAGGGGTAATGGCCCAGATACCCTTCGCCCTGGAATCCTACATCAGCCGCGCGCGCCCGGTGTCGTCGCAGCGCCTGCTGAACCTGTACTCGGAGCTCCAGCCGGAAGAGGTCAACGCCAAGTCGAAGGTCGTGCTGTTCGGCGCGCCTGGCCTGGTGGAGTTCGCGCAGGTGGGCACCGGCCCGATCCGGGCGATGCACATCCTGAACGAGTACGTCTACGTCGTCTCCGGCAGCCAGTTCTACCGGCTGGCCTCCGATGGCTCATCGTCCTTGCTCGGCTCCGGCCTTCTGGCTGGCACGGGACCGGTGTCCATCGACGACAACGGCGTCGAAGTTGGCGTCGTCGATGGCACAGCCGGGTTCATCTACAACTCCGACAACTTGACGTTCCAGCAGATCAGCGATGTGAACTTCTACCCGGCCAACACGATCAGCCACAACGAGACGTACTTCCTGTTCGACCGCAAGAACACCAACCAGTTCTTCAGCTCGGATTCGATCCAGGGCCTTGTCTACAACCCGCTGTTCTATGGCACCGCCGAGTCCCTGTCGGACTACGTCCTGGCGACGATCAACCACCTGCAGCAGCTCGTGGTGGCCGGGCAGCGGTCCATCGAGCTCTGGTATCTGGCGGGCGGCGAGAACTTCCCCTGGGCCAAGTACACGGGTGCGGCGATCCAGGTTGGCATGGCCGGTCCGTTTGCCTGGACGAAGGTCCGCGAGGCGTTGCTGTTTATCGGGAACGACCGCAATTTCTACCGGCTTGAGGGCGTCAATGCTGTGCGCGTGTCCAAGCACGCGACGGAGCAGGAGTGGGCCAACTACGGCGACATCTCGGACGCGTTCTGCTTCTCGATCACCTGGGAAGGCCACGACTTCGTCTACATCACCTTCCCGTCGGTGCCGAAGACCTGGTGCTTCGACATGACCACCGGGCTCTGGCACGAGCGGGAGTCGACGGACGAGAACAACCTGCCGCTCGGCCGTTGGCGCGCGAACTGCTACGTCGCGGCGTTCAACCGGCACCTGATCGGCGACTACTCCAGCAACGTCATCGGCTACCTGTCGTCGACCGTCTACACGGAGTACGGCAACACGATCAAAGGCCTGGCGCAGGGTTCGCCCATGCACAAGAACGGCAACCGGGTGTTCATGCCCAGGTTCGAGCTCGACGTGGAGGCTGGCATCGGCCTGGAAACAGGCCAGGGCAGCGACCCGCAGATCGTGCTCAGCGTGTCTGACGACGGTGGTCACACCTTCAACCAGGTCAAGTGGGCCTCGATGGGCCGGATCGGCCAGTACAACGCCAGGCTCCGCTGGTGCGCTATGGGCTCCTTCTACCAGCGCACCATGAAGCTGGAGGTGTCCGACCCGGTCCGCCGCACAATCATCTCGTCCTTCGTGGACCTGGAGGCCGACGAATGAGCGACGACAAGCAGAACGATCTCCCGGTCATCACAGCCGTCGGCAACATCAGGATGCCCCTGGGCAGCCTCGTGCGTCCGGTGCCCCCGCCAGGAAAGGAGGTGGCCGATGACAATCCAACTGTCGACGGCGCTCAGAAACGCGAGGGTTGAAGTCCTCGACACCCTGTTCCCGGCGGTCTTCCTGTTGGAGTTCAGGTCCGGTACGCAGCCCGCAACTTGCGCCTTAGCCTCGACTGGCACGCAGCTCTGGGCTGCCAACGTCGGCGGGGCCAACTGGCTGGCCGCGGCATCTGGCGGGTCTGCCTCCTACAATTACGCAACCCTGGGCGCGATCACCGGGACCTGCCTGGCCACCGGCACCATCGGCTATTTCAGGATGTCGTACGCAGGGAGCTGCTTCATGCAGGGCTCCTGCGGGACCAGTGCGACCGACTTCGTGTTCAGCTCCGTCGACGTGATCATCAACCAGGTGATCAACGTGACGTCGCTCTCGTTCACCGAGGGAGGTGCGTAATGGGCGGCCAGGCTTCAACCTTGAGACGAATATTTGCGGGGCATACAAGGGCCGCAGGAGGCCGATCATGACCGCTGAAGCGCATTTCATCACCTGCACCAAGGGCCACACGATTGCCGCGACGAAGTCGGGTGACGATGACGTCGCGCCCGCGGTCATCAGGTACTACGGCGGCAAGTGCATGTACTGCGGCGGCGAGCTCTCGGCGGTCCCGGCAACCGTCAACGATTACGAAGCCTGGTCGACCCGCAGCGACCAGCGATACGCAGGAAGTGGAGCGCCATGAGCCAGGAATCCTCGATCAATCCCCGCGTGGCGGGGCGGTTTTACGTTGGCACGGACGGTGGCTTCAACGCCCACCAGTACGCCGACATGATCATGACAGCACTGTTCGAGAGCGCGAAGCACGCGCCCCAGCCGCTGAAGACCCAGATTCTGGAGTTCAAGCTCCAGGCCTTGGACATCGTCTATCGGCACGTCGCCGAAGCGATGGCCGATGCGACCCGTCGCGTCGGCAGACAGTACGAGCTCAACGAGAGGAAGAAGGCCCGGCTGCTGTTGCCATCCGGCATGGGCCAGAGGCTTGACCAGGGTGGCGTATGGGACGAGGCGACGACCTCTCCAGACGGAAACAGATAGGAGACTACAATGGCACTTTTCGCTTCTGCCCGCACAGCGGTCACCCCGTCGACGACGACCGGATCGACGGACGCCTTCTTCATCACGGCTCTGACCAGCCGCAAGATGAAGATCAACGAGATCAGCCTGATCGGCAACGCCTCGACGTCGGCCTCTGCGGCCTATGTCGAGTACGGCGTTCGCGTCGCGACCGGCGCTGCCGGTGCGGCTGGCACGGCCGTCACGCCGGTCAAGCTGGAGGCTGACTCGGCCTCGTCGGTGTGCTTCACCAACTTTGGTGTGACCACGGACGCCACCGCGGCCACTGCCTTCATGGCCGTCGGCTGCAATATGTACGGCGGCATCTACCGCTGGACGGCCCGCCCGAACGGCGAGATCGTGCTCCGCAGCATCGCCGGTACAGGCGCTGGTGCGGCTGGCTCGATCTGCATTCGCCAGGCCACCTCGCTCACGTCCGGTGCGTACACGATGCACACGGTGTGGGACGAGCTCTAAGCGTTCGCAGGGGGCAGCAGGCCCCCTGCCTCTCTCATGCTTGAGGTCACCAGCGATGGCGGCAGCGCTGCCCCGTTTCAGAGTTGACGAGCTCGGTGACCTTCTCGTCACGCGATACGACATGAGGCGTGGGGATACGGTCCCCATGCACACCCACACACCTGAGTCGGAGCACATCACCATCGTGGCGCTGGGGGCCATTTCCCTGAAGGGCCCGAACCTGGACAAGCGCCTGGAGGCTGGCGAGATGTTCGACTACGCCGCCGACCAGCAAACACATGAGATCGTCGCGGTATCGGACAGCGCGGTCGTCTTCAACATCCCGAAGAAAAAGGCCCCCACCGAATGACGGCTCCAACATTCAGTGCAAAGGGAACGGCAGCCGGTGGCAACACGGACCCGTGTACCGGGATCGCCAACCCTCAGCCGACATACCCGACGCTGAGCAGCGGCGACCTGATCATCCTTGCTGTCACGGCCAATGCCATTACAGGGTCGATTGACGTCATCAGCCCTCCCTCCGGGTTCAGCATCATCGACGAGACTGGCGGCGGCACGTCAAGGATGTATGGCACTTACTACAAGGTTGCCAGCGGGTCAGAGAGCGGCGCGGTGGAGACAACTCTCACCATCTCCGGAACCACGTCGTCCGGAAGAACGCTCGCCCAGTTCTACAGGATCATCAACAACGCCACGTCATCTGTGCTTGATGGCACAGTGGGAACGGCGACGGGCACGGCGGCGACCTCAATCGGCATGCCAACAGCCCCTGGCGGCGGCACCACGTCCGCGGCAAACCAGCTTGCAGTGGCCGTCGTCTATCTCTCCACCAACACGACAATCGGCAGCTCCGCTGGTGAAAGCGGTGGTGACTGGACGGAGGCAGCCGCCGAGGATGGCGCGGTCACGGGAACGATCCAGATGCAAACCGCGGCGCTGGCTTCATCCGGCGCGCAGATCACTGGTGGCAACGCTACTTCTGGTGCATCGACCACCTACAGGACTGTCGGATTTGTCGTAAAGGAGCTGACGGCTGCTGCGAGTGGCCGATCTGTCGCCCTCAACATCAACCAGGCCGTCAATCGGTCGTACACGTACTAGGAGACGAACATGGCAGCAGTTGGCTACAGAATCACCACTGGCGGTGCCGTTGCCCTCTCGGCCGCGACCGCGAAGACGGTCCTTGGGATCAAGGCGCACGCGAACTCCGGCATCAACCTGAAGGAGTTCAAGATCGCGTTCGACGGCGTCACGGCCTCTGCCGTCCCGGTCCTGATCGAGCTCTGCTACTCGACCTGGGCGACGAACTCGCCAGGCACCAACTCGACGTCGGTCACGCCCGTGCAGCAGTATGGGCGCGTCCTGACCGTCGGTGCGACGGCGGGCAAGACCTGGACAGCGGAGCCCACGACGCTCACGGTCATCGAGGAGTTCCTGCTCAGCCCGAACGGCGGTGTCATCGCGTACCAGTGGCCGCTCGGCACGGAGCCGGATACAGCCCTGGGCGAAGGCTTGGCCCTTCGCCTGACGGCACCGGCCTCTGTCAACGTCCGCGGAACGATGCTGTTCGAGCGCAACTAGCGCCTCTGAGGGAGGCCATGAAGCGTGGCTCGTCTAGGTAGGTCACTTGGTCAGGTAATCCTGCTTCGCGCGGCGGCAGCCGCGGCGACGACGGACGATGACATCCCGACCCAGATGACGACCATGTCGGAGGGCTTCTACGGCTACGACGACGAGGTCGATGGCGGCTACGACACGGCTGGCTTCACGTCGACGCCGAACTACGACGTCACCAGCATCGACAGCGACATCACGCGAAACACCACTGCGTTCGAGACGACGCAGTGGGACGACCTCGACGACTACTGGGAGCCAGGCTGGGCTCAGGCACCACCCACAAGCCTTGGCGATGAAACCGGCGAAACCACGGGCCGGTTCAGCAATGAAGACTGGGTCGACGAAGACGAGCCCATCGTCCAGGACTGGGTCTACTTCCAGGCCGACGAAACCGCCCCGGTTCTCAACGACGACATCACCGCGCGATCCTTCGCGGACATCTACGATGACGACGAGCCCATCGCGGATGGGTGGCTCTGGGCACAATACGACGAAACCGTTCCGGTAACCGACGACGCCGTCGGGCCGCAGGAGCTTGGCCAGGTATGGGATGACGACGAGCCCATCGTCGAGTTCTGGACCCAGGTCGTTCCGACCGACCAGTTCGACGAGACTGGCCAGACAACCGGCAGCACCAGCAACAACGATTGGGTAGACGAGGATGAACCCGTCACCGACGGGTGGTTCTCCAGCGCGCCTCCGGGTGCCGGTGACGAAACCGGCGAGACGACCGGCCGCACCTCGAACAACGACTGGGTGGACGAAGATGAGCCTGTCACCGATGGGTGGCTGCAGGTCACGCCGACCGACCAGTTCGATGAAACGGGGCAGACTACAGGCGCGACGTCGAACAATGATTGGGTGGATGAGGATGAGCCCGTCACTGATGGCTGGCTCGTCACCTCCCCGGACGACACCGTTATCCTGGAAGACACCATCACCGGCCGGTCCAACAACGACTGGGTCGACGAGGATGAGCCGGTTACGGACGGCTGGTTCAGCGCCCCGCTTGAGGACGTCACCGAAATCACTGCGACCGCGGCCATCACCATGCCGCTGCTGACGATCACCAGCACGGCGCTCTATGGGGCTGCGACGCTGAACCCGCGGCGCATCCTGCCGCCGCGCAAGCACGCGTCCCTGGTGTCGGACAAGAAGAAGATGCCGACGGACAGCCTGGCCATGCTGCAATCGGTCAACGACGCGCTGACCGGCACCACGACCCAGCGCACCGTGTCTGGCGTCCAGGGCAGTGTGACGCAAATCAACATTGGTGGGCTCAACGTGTACATCGGCAGCGGCATCCCGCAGTTCGCGGCCGACCCTGGCTCGATCTATTTCAACATCAGCGGCGGGGCCAACAAGACGATGTACGTGAAGGAGTCCCTGTCGACCTCTACCGTGTGGGTTGCAAAATAGATGACCTTCGACCATAGTCCCGCCCAATCTGGCACAGGAACCGCCAGTAGCTCGCCAACGACAGCTACCGAGGTTCCCTTGACCTATCCCACCATCACGTCCCCCAAGCGCATTTTTGACGCCCAGCCGGTCAACGAGCTGTGCAACAGCCCGGACGTGCGCCCCTACCTGGGCGGCTATCTCAACGAGCCCGTCGACCTCACCAACATCGTGGCGAACACGAACAACGTCGTCCTGGAGATGGACGGCTTCGTGGCGATCTACGTGGCGATCCAGCCAGGCCTGTTCGAGGTCCACACCCAGGCATCGAAGGAGGCGCGGGGAAGCGGGCTCGTGGTCCCGGCCGCGAAGGCGACCCTGGAGCATATGTTCCGGAAGACGAACTGCATCGAGGGGATGACCCGCGTGCCGAAGTCGAACAAGGCGGCGCGCGCGCTCGTCGAGGCGACCGGCTTCCGTCACCAGTTCGAGGTGGCCAACGGCTGGCAGGTCAACGGCGAGGTGATGCCGTGCGACATCTACTCGATCACCCTCACCGACTGGCTCAACATCGGCGAGCACCTGGAAACCTACGGCAAGGAGTTCCACTACCACGTCGTGGCGGCCTGCAAGGTCGCGGACGTCTCACGGGAGGATCACCCGGACGACGAGGTTCATGAGCGCATGGCCGGGGCTGCGTACATGATGATCCGCAACGGGCACATCGGCAAAGCCGTGCTCTGCTACAACCGGTGGGCTGCGATGGCTGGCTACATGCCGATCTCGCCCATCTCGATCACCCCTACCATCATTCACATCGGAGACATGGCGCTGCTCGTGAAGAACGACGGCAGCCTGGAGGTCGTCAAATGCCAATAGGTGCAACCATCGGGGCCGTCGGCGCTCTTGGCGGCGCGCTGATTTCCAGTAGCGCGGCGAAGAAGGCGGCGAAGACGCAGGCGGCCGGAGCGGCCGCTGCACAGGCCACGCAGAAGGCGAACCTGGCCGACATCAAGGGCTACCTGCAGCCCTACATGGATGCTGGCTCCCAGGCGCTGCCGCAGCTCACGCAGGCGATCCTGGGCATCGGCAACGGCGACTCCGCGTCGATGATGCAGGCCCTGGAGAACTATCCGGGCTACCAGTTCGCCATCAAGCAGGGGATGCAGGGCATCAACTCCGAGATGGCCAAGCAGGGCTCACGCCTCAGCGGCAACCAGGCCGCGGGCATGATCGACTACCTGAAGAACTCGGCGAGCTCGCTGTTCGACAAGTACCTGGGCAACCTCAGCGGCCTGACCGGCATGGGCGAGCGCGGTGTGACGACGTACGCCAATGCGGCCACCGGCACGGCCAACAACGTGAGCCAGCTCCAGACCGATGCGGCTGCCGCGCGCGCAAGCGGCCAGGCGGCCAACGGTCAAGTCTGGGGCAACTTTGCGGCCAACACGTTGCCGTCGATGATTGGCAGGGCGGCAGCAAAAACGCCGGATAGCTGGCTGAACAAGCCGATCCAGAGCCTATGGCAGAGCAGTGCGCCCTCCGTCGACACGTCACCAGGTTGGGGAGTGAGGAGTTAGTCATGCCAGAGGGACTCGGTATTCCATTCGGCGCGATCTATCCGTCAGCACCAGGCGGCGACGCCTACGGTGCAGGATACGCCAGTGGGCAAATGGAGCGGGCCAACGACCTCAAGCTCCAGCAGATGCAGGCGGCAGCCGACCAGGCGTCCCAGGCGCAGCAGGCCCAGGAGCTGATGCGCGCGATGGAGCTCGGCAAGAGCGACCCGAAGCAGTGGGACGCTGCCATGACCTCCCTGGCCCAGAACGGCAACCGGGATGCCGCCGCTCTCATTGGGAAGTGGAGCCCGATCAAGTCCGCGCAGTTGCTGCGGTCCTGGAGGGACGCGATGGATGTCGGCGTCAACCGCAACGGTTCGATCACCGATCCGGACCAGTCGCAGCCCGCTGGTTACACACCTGGTGCGGCCCCGACCGCCCGCAGCGGCAAGCCACCGGCAGCCCCTGACTACGTGTCGACGGCCATCGACCGCATGACGCCGGAGGAGCGCCGCCAGGCCGCGAAGAAGTACAACCACATCGTCAACGCGATGGCGGGCGTGAACAACGAGGCCGACCTCCAGGCCGTGATGGAAGACCTGCAGGGCCGCGGCTACCTCACGCCGGAGAACGCCGACCAGTACATGGCGGCCTTCACCGATCCGGTGAACGGCTGGAAGAACTTCCAGGACGAGTACGAGCACCAGAAGCTCATCCAGGCGCACCTGAACGAGCTCAACAACGCGTCCATGTTCGGGATCACCCCCGTCACCAACGAGCCCAAGTACACGGTCCACTACAACGATTCCAAGGGCGAGCAGTATCTTGAGACGGATGTCCCTGGCCGCGCGCCGACGGTGGATCGAATCGGCGCAGGCGGAGCCCCGCGCAGCCCGTTCAGCAACATGACGTCGGAAGACGGCCAGGGCTTGCGCTACGAGTCCGACCAGCGCGACCAGTTCCTCAAGGCCGTGCAGCCGCAGCTCACCGCGAAGAACGCGATCAGCCAGATATTCTCCATCGACCCGAAGACGTCGACCGGCACCGATCAGCTCATGGGTATCTACGCGTTCGTGAAGGGCCTCGACCCGACCAGCGTCGTGCGCGAGGGTGAAATCTCGCTGCTCAACAATGCGCGCTCGACGTTCGAGCAGCTCTTCGGCCAGGTCAAGCGGATGAAGCAGGGCGACATCCTGCTGCCGTCGACGATCATGAAGATGCAGGAAACGGCGAAGACGATGTTGGGCATCATCAAGAGGTCCTACGACACGCGACGCAAGGCGTTCCGCGATGCCAACAAGGACTTCACGGGCATCGGCATCAGCCCGGATCGCATCACGCCAGACTTCTGGGGCGAGACACCGGTCAAGCCTGGTGATGGTCCGGACGGTGACCTCAGCCACCTGGCACCGCCTCCGGTGACACCCAAGGGAATCCCGTCACCCGTCGTGAAGGGAGTTTACTGATGGCTGGCAAGCGGTTCCTTGGCTACAAGACCAAGGAGGGGTTCACGGTCTACTACCCGGCGGACATCCCGCAGGACCAGGCCGCGGCTGACATTCAGCGCAGGCGCGAGGCTGGCACGCTGCGGCCGGAGCCCGATCCAGTTGGCACCAGGGGCGCAGACGTGCCTGGCGGGCTCGGCGGGCTTACCGGTGACGGTGAGGGGCCCCACTACACGCAGGGTGGCTCCCTGGAGATCAACCTGCAGCCGACCCCGGCACGATCCCAGTTCGAGGAGGAGATGCCTCAGCCGTCCTCCTACGAGGAGACGGCCTCTGGACCGCCGCTGGGTGTCCTGACGGGCAATGCCCAGCCGAAGCTGGCTGGCAAGGACCTGGCCTCCGGGCGGTTCCTGGAGGGCGCGCAGGGGCTCACGTTCGACACCGCCGACGAAATCCTGGGAGCCGGGCAGGCGACCCTCGACTCGCTCACCGGCAGCGAGCCCGGCCGACCGATTGGCGCTGGCCCCGCTCCTGGACAGCAACCGCAGACCTGGACATCGAAGTACGACTACTACCGCGACCGCGCGCGCGACCTGGATGCCAGGATGCTGTCGGAGCGGCCCTACGAATCCTATGGCGCGCGCATCGGCGGCGCGATGGCGACTGGTATTGCCACGCTCCCGAAGCTCAGCCTGGCGGCCATCAAGCGCGTGGCTCCTGAGATGGCAGAGCGCCTGGCGGCCAAGAAGATCATGCCGAAGGTTGCTGGCGCTGGCGCGATGACGACGGAAGCCGTCGCCTCCCTGGGCGACAAGATGGTCGACGGTGCCGTGCAGGGCATGATCGGCGGCGGCCTGGCGGGCTTTGGTGCCGGTGGCTCCGGCGACCCGGAGTCGACGCTCCTGGACGAGACGGCGAACCGGCTGACCGGTGCGGGCGTGGGTGCCACCGTTGGCGCTGGCATCGGCGGCATCATGCCTCCAATCTCATCCACGCTCGGTGCTGGTGGCCGCTGGCTCGGCACGACGCTCGCGCCCGGCCTGTTCAACCCGACGAAGCAGGCGGCCAACGTGCTCGCCTCCAACCTGGGTGACGACTTCTCGGTGTCGCCTCAGATGGGCCCGAACGCACCTGGCCCGGCCTCCCAGATGGCTGGCCCCGGCGGCAATGCGATCAACGATCTGACGTTCATGGACGTGTCCCCCAACGCACGCGACCTGGCAGGCTCGGTCGCCCGTGCCGGTGGCCAGGGCGGCAAGCGCGTCAGGGACTTCCTGGAGTCACGGCAGCTTGGCGATCCGCTTCAAGGGGAGGCCGGTGGCGGGCAGTGGACGCAGTCGCTCCGGCATGTCCGGGAAGCTGTCAGCGCCGCCAACACCCACGATCTGATCAGCTCTATATCCAAAGCCCTCTCGCGTGTCGCGAAGCCGCTCTATGATAAGGCTCGGAGCTGGCCCAACCCCGACAGTCCGGAAGCTGCCGAGCTTCTCCGCAACCCACGCATAAAGGCTGCGATCAAGGAAGGCATTCAGGTCGCCAAGGACTTTGGTGAGCTGCCCGCGAACTTCCGGGTGCCGAACGCTGAGCTCCCGGACGCCACGCTTCCGATCCAGGTCTGGCACGTTGCAAAGATGGGCCTCGACGTGATGATCGAGCGCGCGGCAAAGAAGAGCGCCATGAAGGCTGCGTCGATCCGGGCCTTGCAGGATCGCCTGCTCACGATGCTCGACGAGGCCACGGGTGGAGCGCCTGGCCAGCCTGGCGACTACACGATTGCGCGCAACACCTATGGCGGCATCGCAAAGCTGCGCGAAGCGGTTCAGACAGGCGCGGACATTTTCAAGGGCACGCTTCAGGACGTTCGCTCGCATATTGCAAACCTCTCAGGCCCGGAACGTCAGTTGTACGTTGCAGGCGTGGCTCAAGCGCTTGAGCAGAAGATAACCTCCAAGGTGATCGGTGGCGACAGCGCGCGCATCTTTTTCAACACGCCAGATGTTCAGATGCGCCTGGGGGCAGCCTTCACGCGCCAGCAGTATCGCGAGTTCATCGGCCGCATGATGGCCGAGAGCAAGAAGTTCAAGTCGTTCATGGAGCTGGGCAATTCGGCGACGGCGGACCGTCTCGCGAAGGACGCCATGCTCGACGACATGATCACCAATGGCGGCAATCCGGAGAGCATCGCCAAGGCGGCGACCGGCGGCTTCCACGCGATTGCCAACAAGATGTGGCAGATGCTGGCGTCGAATCGCCCCGCGGGTCTACACGATGCTGTTCGCAACGAGCTGTCGAAGATGCTGACAGAGACGGACCCGAAGAAGCAGCAGGTCTATGCGGACATGATCTTCCAGGCGGCCAACCGAGTCATCGGCCGCCAGCGTGCCGGTCGCGTTGTGCGTCAGGGTCTGCAGGCCGCCGGTCGCGGCGCGGCAACCGGCATGGCAGCAGATCGGTGGGACGACACCAGCGACATGCCGCCTCCAGGCTTCAAGCGTCACAGCGACGGTGCCTGGTACGGCAAGGACCCAAGACGGCCCGGAGCCTACCTGAAGTGGACGCCTGACAACCGATAGAGGTGGCACATGCCATTTGAATTTATCGACCGTCTTCCGGCCGGTCTGCAGTTCGATGATCCCGACGAGTCCGTGGTGATGCCGCTTCGCAGGCCACCGGCCCCGGTCCCCGGCTACACGCCACCGATCCAGCGCAGGCTGCCTCCGACCCCGCCTGCCCCTCCTGGCCGCGTGTCGTATGGCCCGTCGCCGGTCCAGGACCAGCCAGGCCTCGACGCCCCCCTCAACGAGGGCGCATGGAACAACATGCAGCGCCAGAAGCAGTTCGCGCAGGGCCTGGTCGACCGCAGCAAGCACATGGAGGCTGGGCAGTACCTCGCACAGAAGCTGCGAATGCTGGGACCGAACGACCCGGAGCGCAGCGTCTACAACTACCTGCAGGCCCTGCACAACTATTCCGGGGACATGGATCGCCTCATCGCGCAGAACCGTCCGCGCCAGCGCCCGCTGCTGCCCATGGAGGAGCCCTACGAGGACCAGGTCCGGAAGGGCTACATCCCATCGGACCAGGAAGCGAACTGGACCGGTGAGGGCGGCATGAACCGACCCATCACCAGCACCAACGCTCCGGCTGTCGGCACGCGCGTCGGCGGCTGGGTCTTCATGGGCGGCAATCCTCGCGACAAGCGCAACTGGCAACAGCGGTAAGCACAATGGCGAATCCTTGGGAAATGAACTGGGGCTGGGACGACGACACGAGCCCGGCGCAGCAGCCAGTCGCGCAGCCGGTCAAGCCGCGCACGCATGGCCAGACGGCTCCCTGGGAGATGAACTGGGACTGGGGCCGCGCGTCTGCCGCGGCCGGTGCCCAAAACCCGGACACCATCAAGCCGAACGTGACCATCGGCAACCTGAACCAGGCCGACTACCTGCGCCAGGACGAGTGGCAGTCGCCGGAGCTCCTGCACGAGGATGCCGCGACCCAGGACTTCAAGCGGCCTGAAGGCGAGCTCTTCCACGCGCGATCCTTCGTGCCCGGTGCAATGCCGTACCAGGCTCCGACGGCCACCGAAGACCCGACCTGGTGGGATGCGACCGCCGGTGCTGGGGCAAAGGGTTTCGGCGATCTTGGGCTGAGCGCCGCGACAGTTTTTGGTGATGACCCGCGCAACGTGCGCCAGCTCCCGCTGAACAAGCTCGACAACCCGATGTCGCTCGACAACGATTCCTGGTCGATGCTGACGAAGAAGGCGGCGGACCGCGCCATTCGCATGTTCCCGATGGCCCTGGGCATGATCGCAGGCACGGAGCTCGGCGCTGGCCCGACGCTGGCTGCCAGCTCGGTGCTGACCGGCGGCGCGGCTGGGTCCGCGCTGGGAGCCTTCGCGCAATCCCTGGGCCCACGATTCAAGACGGCCCTGCTCAAGTACCCTGACGATCCGGAGCGCGCCTGGCAGGAAGCTGGCAACGCGACGCTGATCGACGGCGGCTTCGCGGCCCTGGGCGGACTGGCAATGGGCAACAACCCGTTCGCCACCGAGTTTCGGAATGCGATGTTCCAGATGTTCGTGCAGCAGCCTGCTGTCGGCGTGGGCAATATGTACTTCAGCGAGCTGTACACGGGGGACCACACGGATCAGCCCTGGTATGACCGATACCTGGAAAACGTGGCCCCAGGCATCGTCCAGACGGGCGCACACGAGGCTGGCAAGATGGCGGGGCGGATCGCCGCTCGCCCTGGTTCCGAGCTTCCTGGGGCTCCTGGTGGCCCTACAGACTTCACGGGCGGCGACGACCACTTCATGAACGATGTCCCGGAGGCCATGCCTTCGGAGCGTGCCGCGGCTGGCACCAGGGGCAAGCCTGCCACCGCGTTCTCGCACCTGGACCGCTACGACCCAAACTACGAGCCGCGCAATCCGCGCCGGTCAGATGGCGACAACGTCACGCCGCTGCGCCACCAGGTGGATGACGAGCCCATCGACACCACCCTGCGCGACATCAACGAGCAGCTCCCGCTCAAGTCGCGCGAGGTCTTCAACAACCTGAAGCTCACGCGCGCACCGATGGCGGACTGGCACAGCGTGCTGCTGAACAAGGGCGTGAAGCCGGAAGAGCTCAAGGACCTGGGGCTGACCAAGGAATCCGAGCGCGATCCGAAGAAGATGTGGACGCGCGATGAGATCGACGCGCTGATGAAGCGCAACACGCCGGTCTTCAAGGAGCACCTGTACTCGGCGAAGAAGCACGACGACAAGCGCTACACCCTGACACAACCGAAGCGCTTCGACGACTCGTGGTCCTGGGTAGACAACAGGACAAATGAAGCAGTCGGATCGTTCGACACGCCCGAAGAAGCCATGCGCGCCATGCCGGAGGATGCGGTCGCGGTGTTTGATCACACCGGAGAGGAGCACGAAGGGCCGCTCTCGAACGTCGGCTATTCCAAGTGGGACCAGTACGGCGGCGGCGAGCTCGTCTCCCCTGGCGTGAAGAACTACGAGGAGCGCGTCGTCCAGCAAAACAAGGAGCGGCCGTACCTGAAGGGGCTCAACGAATACATCCGCGAGCGCTTCGGCGAAGACAAGTACAACGACATCTGGCAGCGAATGACGTGGGAGGAGCGCGACGCTGTCAACAAGGAGTACGAGCGCGACGTCGTCGGGCCGTGGCAGCAGGCTGTCCGTGAGCACCAGGCCAGCCGGTGGAATATCGGTGACACGCCTGGCGACCACTTCGGCATTCACAATTCCATCTACCACAACCGCTATGGCACGATGGAGTTCGACGACGGCGTTATCGCGCACCACGATGACGAGACGCAGTCCGACACGATCCAGAAGGGCAGGACGAACGGCTTCCGCGACGAGTCACCGGATGTGATCCGGAACCGCGCCGACGTCTACCGCACGCAGTACGCGCAGAAGCAGGCCGAGTGGCGTGGCACGCTGGACAACTGGGCAGGGCTTCGCGACAAGCTCACCGGCCACAACGGGGCGGCTCCGCTCCGGGTGTACGCCTCCGACCTGAAGACGCTGATGGAGCTGCCGCCGGATACGGCTGAGCGGCTGGGCTACACGCCATTCGACGTGGAGCGCGCTCGCCGGGACTACGACAAGGTCATCCGCCTGCAGAACGAGGCGGCCCACATGGATGTCCTGGCCGGTAACATTGCCGACGAAGCGAGCCGCATCCCCATCGTCCCCCACGTTGATTCGTGGGGCAAGCTCTCCATGAAGCGCATGATCCAGGTCGCGCTGTCGAAGGGCTTGCGCCACATTTCCTGGACGACCGGCGAGCAACAGGCGCAGCGCTACGGCCTGGAGAAGAAGATCAAGTCGATCTCGTTCCGACCGGCCGACCGGTCCAATCCTGGTGGCGACAAGGTCACCTGGGCCGCGATGAAGCATGACGGCAATTATGCCATTCAGGACAAGACATCGGACTTCAAGGACCTTGCCGATCACATCGGCAGTGAGCTCGCCAGGAAGATATTCGACCGGGTCAAGGAGTGGGACACCGGGGCCCACCAGCACACCTGGCTTCAGCTCAACACCGACGACCTGAAGCTCGGCGGCGAGTTCCACAAGAAGCTCTACGACAAGAAGAAGGTCGAGTGGGCCAGGGAACTGGGGCGGCCGTTCGGGTTCAAGCCGGAGCTGAAAAGCACGTCATACGAGGACACGTCGGTCCCTATTGGGTTTCGTCCGTTCAAACTCGGCGATGCCACCTGGAACCGCGTGGCTGACGCCCTCCGCAGTGATCTGAGGCAGACCAACGTGTCTCGCCCCTGGGGCACCACCGAGGTCATGCTGCGGACCCTCCAAAAGATGGAGGAGATTGAGCAGCGCGGAGCAAACGGTGGTGACGGATCGTCATCCGATCTCATGGACTACTTGAACCACGAGTTCGTCACCAACGACCGGGAGAAGCTCTTCAATACCCTGCGAAAGAGCGCCCCGTCGGCAGTTGGGCGATCCTACAAAATGGCCATAGCTCATGAGCCTGGTAGTGATGCGCGCCGCCAGCTCCTGGCGGCTGTGATGCAGCTCAAGGACAAGCTGGCCGCAGGCCAGCCTACCGGCCTGCTTCGCTCATGGTTCAACCGCAACGACCTGAACAACCCCGGCCTGATCGACGAGCTGATCCACACAGCTCAGTCGCCGAACCGCAACCTCGCAACGTACTTCGAAGGATTGCGGACGTCGCGCCTGGATTCCACTGACGACGCCAACATCCTCATGCGCGCCATCGAAAGGGAGCAGAAGGACATTTTCGGCTCCAGCACCAAGCCGCTGTTCGAGCTGAAAGACGTGTCGAACCGGGACCGCCAGATGTGGCGCATGGAAATCACCCCGAAGATGGGCAAGCAGTTCCGCTACCAGATCGCGGCGGACGAGGAGAAGGCGGCTCCTGGAACCTTGGCCGTGGTGCACAACATCAGCGCCCAGGCGCTGCGCCACGCGGCTGATGTTGGCGGGCTCCCGGCTCCATCCATCGGCATCGTCAAGGCGGCGCACGGGCTGCAGGGCTACGGTGAGATTTCGCTCCTGGGTCACGCCAGCCTGATCGATCCGGAGCGTGGCACCAAGGTGTATCGCAACGACGCCTACTCGTCGCGCTACCCGGTTGTCCGCATGCGCGTCGACCCGGAGAAGATCGGGGAGATCGAACGGGTCCTTGGACCCGAAGCCAAGCGCTTGCGCCTGCCGCCGAAGCTCACATCGGGCGAGAAGGCGTTCAAAGACGGGCTCTACTCGCTCAACAAGAACAAGCCGCTCATCGCCATGTTCGCGCGCGAGCACGGCATGTTGCGTCCCGGCGAAGAGCTGGGGTCCGAGCCGCGGTTCAATGGCCGCTTCGATTCGTTGCGCCAGGAGATGATCAAGCGGAAGGAGTTCGTTCCCTGGCTCAAGGAGAAGTTCCGGGACGCCATCGCTGGCGAGGAGTTTACCGACAAGACCACTGGCGAAACCGTCGCCCACACGCTGGCAAACGTGCTGCGCTACATGACGGGCAAGGGGGATGTGCGGGCGTCGACCCCTGGGCACGGTCCTGGCCATGCGCTCTCGTCCATGACGGAGCCGTTCCTGACCAGGGGGGAGATCAAGTCGGAAGAGGGCCGCCTGGTCCACAACGATGAATACCTTGCCACGCATCGCCCCAGGCTGGAGGCCCAGTACGAAAGCCTGATGGACGTCCTGCAAAAGTACCGTCCAGGCGACGCGGCATCCGGCAAGCAGAAGAGCAAGATCAGCCCGGCCCGCGACTGGGCGCACAAGCAGATCATCGAGGCCGCGCGCAGCGGTGACCCTGCGGCCTATGTGGCGAGGCACATCTCCAACGACCAGCGGCTTGGCGAGGTCATGGCCGCCTTTGTCGACAGCGCGAAGAACACGAAGACGCGGTACTTCGAAGCGAAGATGGACCGCACGGTCAGGCTGCCGGAGTTCAAGGCGGCCGTGATCCCGTCAAACATCGCGGAGTCGGATCGCCAGCTCCTGGCGGACAACGGCATCCACGAGCAGGTGGTCTACAAGTATTCAGAAGACCCGATGGAGAACGAGTACAACCGGCAACGGGCCATCGAGAGCCTGCAGCACCTGTTGTTCCAGCGCGAGGCTGGCGGCGAGCTCTCCGGTCGCATGGACGACCTGCGGAAGGTGTCGCTGACGAAAGAGCAGGCCGCCAAGCACGCGCCGGTCATGAAGTCGATCATGGAGGAAATCAAGCGCATCGCGCCGGGTGCCAAGGTGGCCTTCGTCGAGCAGCTCATGTCGCGCAACGCCGATGGCAGTGTCACGCCGATCCGCGGCACCTCGTTCGGTGACATGGTCGTCGTGGCGCTCCGCAACAAGAACGCCGAGGGCACCGGCAGGCACGAGGGTGGCCACGTCATCGTTGACGGCTTCAAGGAGATGGGAATCTTCAAGCCGCACGAGTGGCAGGCGCTGAAGGACTTTGCCGAGGAGAAGCTCTACGGCAAGCATAAGGATTTCCTGCGGCATTACGAAGGCATGGGCGACGACGTCAAGCTCTCCGAGGCCATCGTGCAGGAGCTGGGCGAGGGGCGGCCGACAAAGTTCAAGGGCTACCCGCCGATCATCCGCAAGATGCTCTACCGCATGGACGGCATCCTGAAGGCGATCCGTGTTGGCGTGCATCGCGTCCTGGGCAAGAAGGTCCGCGGCGAGGACGTGCTCGACATGCTCGACGCCGGTCACATCGGCGCGCGCGTTCATCGCCTGAAGAAGCTGGGCGAGAACGCGACCAGGGACTACAGCCTGGCCACGGACAAGGGCGGCAAGGTCCACTACCAGATCAGCGATGAGACGAAGGTCGACAACATCTTCGAAAGCGCTCTCGACATCGCCCTGGAGAACACGAAACTCACCAGGGGCCACGGGGCCCAGTGGCGGGCGGAGCTCATCAAGCAAGGCGTGAAGCCGGAAGAGCTGCGCGACACCGGCCTCGACGATCTGTTCACGTCGCACAAGGACCAGCCGCTCACCAAGGACCACATCATCAACCGGCGCGAAGACAACCGGACGGAGCTGCACGTCATCATCAGGGACGATGGCGGGCACCCGCTGGCGCGCGCAGGAACGAACCCTGACGAGCAGGCGCAGCTCGCCCAAAGGACGGCGGCCCCTGACGACCCGCTGGCGGGTGTTGACATGTGGGACGACATGGATGAGCTGCGCGAGTACATCGAGGACAACGATCTCCGCGACGAGATCGATGCCAGACTGGAAGACTACGACGACCCTGACAACCCGCGTGAGCGCTACGAAGCCAGGGAGTGGGACCAGCCCACGTACCGGGTCGTGGAGCGCAATGGCCGTGGCGAGAGCCTCGACTGGCATGGCACGCACAACGACCACTATGACGCCGAGTGGGAGATCGAGAACTCCGGCTACTACAAGACCAAGGCCTTCTTCCACACTGCGCCGCGGCAAGTCGGCGGCCTGCTGACGCGCCTGATGGGCAAGGAGCCGGTCTGGGTAGTCGACATCCACCAGCACGCGACCGACCGGAAGAACAGACCCGTCGACATCTGGGGGGACAGGATTGATCCTGATCTCGACAACGAGAAGGATCACACGGGCTACGAGCTCTCAGACCCTGAGAACGAGGAGCACGACGGGCAATTCCACAATCACCAGCCTGTCGACGAGGTGTCCGCCTCGACGCCGGAGGAGGCGATCAAAAAGGCCAACGAGTTCATCCGCGAGGAGTCGCGCGTCTTTGAGGTCGAAGAGGAAGAGCCAGATGGCTACCGCATCTGGGACCACAAGCACGACGATTGGCACGTAGACGGCGAGCACTTCGACACCAAGCGCTCCGCCGAGCGCTCCGCCGAGCGCGAAAATGAACACTGGTATGAGGAGTGGTCTGAGGAGGCCGATGATCAAGTCCGACAGGACATCGAACAGGATCACGACTGGTGGGTAGAGCGAGCGGTCGAGCACTTGCAGAACGAGGGCTCGGAGCGGGACTCTGATGAGCTTGCAGACCTTGTTCGCGAGCACTGGTACGGCACTGGCCGCGACCGCAGCCGTCCCCGCAACCGCGACTATCGCAGCAACGACGTCAAGTACGGCACCTACAACCTGAAGGGCGGCACCTACAAGCGCGAGTACCTGCTGACGATCCCAACGCTTTCTCCGAAGCTGCAGCTTGCGGCTCCTGGCTCGACGGCGCTGACGGTGATTCCTCCTGGGCCGAACTTGCCAGACGCGCGACCGCGAGACTTGCGCGTCAGGCAATACCGGAATGTGAGCGTCCCGACGCATTTCACCGAGCAGGCCGGTCGCAACATCATGATGCACTTCCGCGCGCAGGACTTCATGGTCGAAGACGGCGGCAAGGCGATTGTCCTGGAGGAAGATCAGTCCGATCCGCACCAGGCGGCACGCCAGGCGGCAAAGGCCATCACGCAAATCCTGGGGCTGAAGGATGCCACTGGTTACGGCGTGACGGAGCGCGAAGCGGTCAAGTCGAACTCGGCCAACTGGTATAACCAGGCGCAATCCCTTGGCGAAAACAGCAGGGCCATCGGCAGGCTGATGAGGGAGTACGTCATCAACAACAAGGCGCTGGAGAAGGCCTATGCGGACGACCTGCGCCCCGGCGACAGCGACTACTGGGCCAACTACGGCGAGCACGCCAACTGGGATGAGGTTGGTCACGCGTCCGAGTACCTCAGCAACCCGGCAGACGCGCCCCGCTATTTGCTTGGTGCGATTGAGTATTTGAAGGAGAGGCTCAAGACCATCCCGGCGCAAGGCCTGGTGCCCAACGCGAAGAATGCCCTGGTCGAAGCGATGGTCATCGCGCGCGCCAAGGCCAGGATTTCGAGGCGGGTGAATAAATTGCACCTGGATGCCGCAAGGCTTCGCGACGCCAACGTCCAGGTCGACAGCCTGCCCCACAAGGATTCCTGGCCCATGCTGGGGCTCAAGTACATCCTGCATGAGGCGATCATGAACGGCTACGACTACGTCGGTATGCCGACGGGCGCGCAGCAGGTGGATCGTTACCCAGGGGCCCTGCGGACCGCGATCAAGAAGCTCGTCTGGAAGGAGCGCCGCGATGGCAAGTTCGATCTCGACATCGACATGCAGTCAGCGGACCGGCAGCACCGGCAGCGCCACGTCCTGGAGGGTCTGACGGAGCACGACATCAAGAACAACCTTGGGGCGGCAGGTGCGGAGCAGATCGTCAAGCAGCGCTTCGGCCGCAACAACGATTTTGTCCCGACCAGCCAGCACGTCGCCGAGGGCGAGATCGGCCCCAACAAGCTGCACATCAACAACCAGGGCATGATGAATTTCTACGACAAGACCGTGCAGAAGGATTCGAAAGCCTTCCTGGCGAAGATGGGTCTGTCGTGGGGGCGCATCAGGGTCTTGCAGAAGGACCAGACACCATTCGCGGTGATGGGAAAGTCCCGCCATAATGACGGCGAGCACTGGGAGTGGGTTGAGGACTTCCACACGAAGGAAGAGGCCGAGGCCTATGCGGAGCACAAGCGCATCGAGGCTCGCGATGCAGCGGCACGCGGCGAGGAGCCGTACTGGAAGGAGGTCAAGGTCGACATCAACCCGGACTCCTTCCACGAAATCCACGGCATCAAGATCACGCCGGAGGCCCGCCAGAACTACCAGACGGAGATTACCGACAAGACCGGCAAGGTGGTGAAGCCCGCCAACAAGATGCTGCGCTACCAGATCGCCGACGGCGAAACCAACTACGCTGACCGCGTGGCCAGGGCGACGACCGACACGCCGGAGTTCAAGCGCTTCTTCGAAGGCAGCGTGGTCAAGACACCGAGTGGCCAGCCGCTGAAGCTGTTCCGCGGCCAGCGTCGCAATCCCAGGGAGGACGGCTTCACGCTGTCCAGCGGGCGGGCGACGCCGTCGTTCACGCCAGACCCAGACGTCGCGTCGGTCTACTCCAGGCAGTTGGACACGAGGGAGTATGGCGCTGGCTCGAACGTGGTCCCGACCTACCTGTCGATCAAGAACCCGCTGGACCTGCGCGCGCTTGGCGAGCATCCGTCCCTGGGAGAGGTGGTCGAGCTTCTGCCCTATGACTGGCGCGAGCCCTCGGCCCTGGACCAGTTCAAGGTGGGCTACGCCGACCTGGCGGAGGCGCTGCGTGACATGGACACCACCGTGTTCCGCACGAACGCCGAGCACGACATCCGTGCCGGAGATCGCGACGGGCTGCGGGTTCGCAGCTTCGACGAGCTGGCGGACCTGATCGAGCAGCTTGGTGAGGATGGCGACTACGAGGGCATCGAGAATGCGCTGGCGGACGTGTCCGTCGACGCCTACAGCTTTGCGGACTCGCCAATGTTCGTCGACATGCTGAAGCAGGCTGGATACGACGGGGTGATCCACAAGGACGTCTTCGAAAGTGGCGCTGACCACTACGAGCCTGGCCGGGACAAGCTGGAGGAGGGCAGCACGGGCGTGCCGGTGCATGATACCTACCGGCCGTTCGACCAGGAGCAGATCAAGTCGACGCACAACACCGGCACCTGGGGGACGCGCGACAAGCGCATCCTCTACCAGGCGGCTGGCGACACCGAGAGCCCGCAGTTCAAGAAGTGGTTCGGCATCTCGCGGTCCGTCGACGCCAACGGCAAGCCGCTGCCGTTGTTCCGCGGGGAGCATGGCGAGGTGAACGGTGACGACATCCAGACCAGGCTGCCGTCCATCACGCTGGTCGAGGACCCTGACATCGCAAGCATGTACGCCGAGGAGCCCAACAAACGGGAGGATGTCGCACGCGCCCCGCGTGTCGGCCAGTATTACGCCAGGATCGAGCGCCCGATCTTCGAAGACAAGACCGATCCGTTTACGGAGCTGGGGCCGCTCGCCAGGAAACTTGGGCGAGAGCCGCTGTTGAAGGTGATCGAAAACAGGGACGCGCTGGAGAGCGCCATCATGTCCACGGACAATTGGCATGAGAAGTACAGCGACTACGGATCGGTGCGCGAGGTGCTCGACAAGAACCCGGCGGCCATCGACGACCTCTACATCCAGGCCAATATCCTGCTGGACGACCCTGGGTTCGTGAAGCTGGCGAAGTCGAAGGGGTACGACGGAGCCATCCACCTGGCCTGGAGCGCGGCCAAGGATGCCGTCGAGCACCGCGTGTTCGACAAGGGCCAGATCAAGGGCGTCAACAACGGCGGCGAGTGGAGCACGACCGACAAGCGGGTCATGTACCAGAAGGGCGACGGCTCCGACTTCATCGCGAAGGAGGTCTATGGCAAGGGCGAGCTGGCCCCGGCCGACCCGAAGGTGAACACGCCGGAGTTCAGGGCCTGGTGGAAGAAGAGCCACGCGGTGGACGCCATTGGTCACCCGCGCACGGTCTATCACGGCTCGCTGCGCGACGTGGAGGAGTTCAGGCCTGGCAACAACGGGAACTACCTGGGCAACAGGTTCTACTTTTCCAGCAATCGCCAGGACGCCTCGCAGAACTATGCGAACCGCATGGGCACCGACTTCGACGCCAGGGCCTGGATGCGCGCGGCCGGTGACGCGCGGGCCATGACCAGGGACCAGCTTGAGCAGGCGGCCGAGGAGTGGAAGAACAAGAACTCCGATCACTATGGTGCGGTCTACCCGTTCTACCTCAGCATCCAGAACCCGGTTTACCTGGGCGGCCCGTCGGAGACGCGCATCCCGAAGTCAACGGTGCATGCGATGATGGGGTTCCTGCCGGATGTCCTGAAGGGCGTCGACAGTGATCTGGCGAAGAGCTCGACGCTGCGGCCGGTGCTGAACAAGTGGCTCGGTGACCTCATGAACGAAATCCGCCACGGCTCGACGATGGCCGCCAGCGACTTTGTTCGCAAGCTGCTGACAAACGGCCGGGTCAACCACGCTGTGTTGCAGGCGCTCCCGAAGTTCCACGCAGACAACCCGCTGCCGGAAGTGCTGCGCGGCCTGTTCGAGAAGATGGGCTTTGACGGTGCCATCGACCCGGCGGTGCGCGGGAAGTTCCCAGGTCTGTTCAACGGCTACCAGGGCGATCCGATCCCAGGCGACGTGACCCACTACATCGCGTTCCACCCGAACCAGATCAAGTCGGTCAACAATACCGGCTCGTTCAGCGAGCGCATGAACCACATCCTGTACCAGGTTGGTGACAAGCTCGACACGAAGTACGAGGACGCGCCGCAGGGCGGCCGGTTCCTGGATGGGCTGCGCGACGGCTTTGCCAACGGCAAGGTCGACAAGGGCGAGCAGGCCTACATCTCGGACCAGCCGCAGGACCTTGAGCGGGTCTACAAGAAGGACTGGCTGGAGCTGCGCCGCGGCGCTCCGCACCTGAAGCAGTTCGCGATCATGCTTCACGGCAAGCCAATCGGCCGCATCAACGGCACGGTGAACGGCGAGAGCATGGAGGTGCAGTGGATTGGGTTGCTGGGTGGCGACGACGGGTTGAGCGATAGCTCGATCCGGCATCTTGGTGCTATCCTGCGCGAAGCACTGCCACGGGGGGTCAACCGATTGACCGGCCTGCGGAAGCGCGCAGAGCAAAAATCCGACATGCCGCCGATCCGGCCGCAAGAGCCTGCGCCTAAGCCTGCTCCACGCATCATCACCACCAGGGGACGGGAAGACCCGTTGCTCGATTATTATCGGGACCTTGGCGTCGATCTAGGGGACTAAGCCATGCCTGCATCAAACAGAGTACCGCAACCCTTCCTGCAGCCGGTCGACGGCTCCGGGAATCCGTTCCCAGGAGGGCTGCTCTACTTCTATCTGACCGGCACGACCACGCCTGCGACCACTTACTCGGATACGGCGCAGACCGTGGCGAATGCGAACCCGGTGGTCGCGGATGGCTCCGGCGTGTTCCCCGTGATCTACCTGGCGTCAGGCGTCACCTATGACGCGGTGCTGAAGAACTCCGCAGGCGTGACGCAGTGGACTGCGACGGCGTTGCTGTCTGGCACCGTGGGTTCGGCCAGCACCACGGCAGCAGGAATCGTCGAGCTGGCGACCCAAACGGAAGCGGTGATCGGCACATCGACATCGCTGGCCATGACCCCGCAGGACACGGCCTCAGCGATCCAGCAGGGCTTCAGCTACGGTGCGACCAGCGGAACGGCGAACGCGATCATCGTCACGCCGACGGTGACACCATTCTCT